AACCTTTGATCGGTGCCCCGCCCCACGGCCCGATAATTTCTTTGATCTCCTCATCCGTCAGCCCTTGCCATTCGCGCTCCCCCTGCCGATTCAGTGTGTTTATCACTCGCTGTATCAGCGCGTTTGCTATCTCAGGCTTCTCCATCGCCGTGGTCAATATCTCAACCAGCCTTTTATTTGTGACAGTCATCCGTTTTTCTCTCATTTCAAAAACTCCTTCACCTGTTCGTACACGCCGTTCCTTGCGCTGTTGTCAGACTCGTACTTAGTCCATCCGGCATAGCGCATCTCGTTCTCGCAGCGTTCAAGCAACTCAATCATCCGTTGCACCTGCGTCTCTGTATATAAGCCCTCGTCATCTGGTTCAGGTTTCAAACCAAGATTAGTTTGCCAGTCGTCTTTGCCGTGTTGTGCTACGGCTTTCATGTACGACAACTCGCGTATCTTTATCCACGCCACAGGTTTCATAACCCACCTCGCAACGCCCACTCTTTCGCCTTCTCTGTCATCCACAAAGCATCCATGCGACTCATTTTCGATGAGCGTATAACTAACTCACCCTCATTGTCGTACCCAATAATCAATACATCAGTAAGCGACTCGTTCAAAGCAGACTGCAACGCCTGTTCTGGTGTGTAGTTTATTGATGCTGGTAGTGCGATTACGTTTTGATTGTTCATATCTCAAGGCTTTCGATAATGTGGGCAAGGTCATCAATGACGGCTGTTGTTTGCTGTCGGTATTGATTGATGGACAAGCCAAGCGGTGAAGCCACTGGCGGCAAGTCATGATCTGCTGTACGCATCGGTGCATCTGCTATTACTGGCTTGAGGCGCATCCGTAGCGTTTCAACTGTGGCTTTCAGCAAGTCTAGCGTGCACTGCATCTCAACACATTGGCGCTCGATCTGGCTTTTGTAGTGCTCAATGTCTTGCTTTTGGGTAATATTGTGTTTTTCGCCAATGATGGCTTTGCCGTATGTAAATTGGTTCATGTTGTGATCTCCACTCATATCAATCCTTTCCAAAGCCTGAAACATACGGTTGCCCTTGCGCTTCCATCCATTTATCACGCGCTTCGTGATACTCATTGAGCAACACATGAACTTCTTGCCAATATGAGTCTAAGGTAACTGCATTTGTGCTGACCATACATTCCAGCAAAATCGCAAAGCGGTGACAGAAATGTAAGGAAGGATCGCTTTCAAGCATTTCTATGTGAGATGCCCATTCATCCAGATCATCAGCGCAAACAGATTGCGGCATCATCTTGCGTAGTCTGGTAGCTAGTTCAGTCATGCGCCCTCCCACTTCCAGCCGAAGATCAAATTCATAAAGTACCTGTGATGCCAGCGGGGAACAGAGTAAGTCGGGAATTTGGTGTAACCAGCAATAGGATCACCGTTGGGAACAACCCAATAGCCGACGGTGGGCGGGGGTAAGTAAAAACTCAGATGGGTATGCGAAAGGATTTCCTGTGGCGGCATGGTGTACATATAGCTGACATTCTCTTGGTCACGCTGGTATTGGTTTTGGTCTCCGCTCATTCCTGCCCCCTTGCGCGGATAACCAACGCTGCCACTGTGTAGTAATTGGTCAACTTGTCCTTCGCTGCCATCTCATCAAGCACCTTCGCACACGCCTCGCGCTCCTCTGCTACTGCTTTGTTTACCATACCGTACGCATCCAGCAGTCTCATCACCAGTATTCGGCGACCATCGCTATCGTCGTAAATAGTTTCGTACATGCACTGCTCTCGTACAAACTTTTCAAAGTCTTCATAAGTCATGGCGCACCTCTCTCGCGGATAACTAAATGGTCTGCGGGTTTAACTACCACCTCGAACTTGCCCTGCTGCGTTTTTAATGGCGCTGTTTGCTCCTCCTCTGCGTCTAAAAAATGTGAGTCATACATATCATCTAACCGCGCCTCTTCTTTGCGGTCGAATCTTTTTTCTTCGTTAGTCATTTTGATTCTCCTTTTGCTTTAGTAATTGCTGCTCGTGCGTTGGCTACGGCCTTGACTGTTTCGTCGTCTATTTCAAGGTCGTAGCAGACATCTAACAGGTCAACCAGAGCGTTTAATAAATCAGGTGCAGCGCAAATTAACATAGCGTTTGCACGTTTCTCTGTGTCTGGAATAGAACGGCAGTTTTTAATGGCTGCAATCGTAACTGAGTGTTGACCGGGCTTTCTACACGTAACAGAGTACGGGTTGGTTTTCCATTCCCACCGAGTGTTGTCATTGAAGCGCCATTTTTCTTTTGTATACATTTACTTCTCCTTTCAAAAAAGGGGTCAACGTGACCCCATTACACACTCATGCAAAGTGCAGTTCATCGAACAGCGAGTCAAGTATCAAGTCCACATCCTCGCCATGCTCAAGACACTCAAGCGCCCAGTCAAGTGACGCTGGTGGTAACTGCTTGAAGTTCATGTGCCGTAGCGCCAGCCCTGTATCGTCAGGCCAGATAGACTCCGCAACCATCTGCGCTAACCCATCGTAGTGACCATACTGCGCATCGAGCACCGCATCGATAGCATCCTCGCGTCTGTAGTCTGGCTCGTCATTGGCAGGGTCGTACTTGGTGTACGTCTTGTACTCTTGCCACCATGAACCTGTGCCGTAGGACACAGGCTCAACCACCGAAGGGTCACGGTCAACCGGCAACGCATCCCAGTCAACGGTCAGCACAGCGGCAGCAAGGTGCTGATAATACACAAGGTCAAGGCTCTCCTCCTGCGTGTGCTCACGCGCATACCCTACGCTGATGTTGGTGCACTCGGGGATGATGTCAATGAACTCTGCGGTATCCGTATACACACCGGTGTCATCGTTCAACATCATCAGGTTGTCGTTGCCGTCCATCAATGCGTCAGCTAGTGCAGAGCCGAACGTATCGGAGCAGCACCTACCCCACCCCTGATGCGTAATGACTGAGTCAATACCCCTACGATCAAACGCAATGGCACGATCAAACTCGCTTAATAACTTCTCCTGTTTCTCCGCCAGATACCTTGCGCCTACACCACCGCGTTCTTCTCCTTGAGTAAACACGTAGTACCCACGCACACCACCCCAGATCATATGCATCAGCAGCGCAACACCTGCGCCGTCATCCGCACCCAGTACGTCACCCTTAGCGCGCCAGTGTGTCTTGGTCTTGGTGATCTTGTTCTTGCCCTCGTTGCGGTGGACAGTATCCACGTGTGCTACGAATAGCGTCTTGTGTGTGGCTTTGCTTCTGTTGTCCACGTGTAGGTTGCCAGCGCCATCGTAAAAAGAACCCTTCTGTAAATCAAACGGCAAATTATCTTTCAACCACGCAGTGAACTTGACGTTAGTCTTTGACCCGTGTGGGCGCTTGGTTGAGAGGGCAGTGTTGAGTATCTTGCCCAGTACGTTAGTTGCTCTCATGATTAGTTCTCCTCTGTGTTGGTTATATATTCATCTGCGTGCTTGGCGTGTACTGTCTTGCCGCAGGGTGTCTCGATGGAAGGCTCATCATTCAGGTAGTACGCATCGTCATGCTCACACTTCCATGCATTAGCCTCCAGCGCCCAGTCGCCATTCTCTAACTGCACACAGTCATCTACGTGCTCATACGTACCGGTGTGATCGCAATACACTACGCAGTCATCATCCGACAGCACCCACACCTCGCGGTACTCCAGATACACCGCATTGTCTGTGTGCTCGTAGTCACCGCAGTCAAGCTCAACGATGTCATAGCGGCTCAGGTACTCACGGTCGTAGTGATTGCCGGTTGACTCAACGTACACTGCGTCACTGTCTGGTACGTAATACTCGCAACCATTGCGGCCAAGCACATACGTATAGCTGTCGATGCAGCAGCTTCCAACATGATCGTCACCGTGATACCCGATGCTAGTCAGATCGTCTTCGCCTACACGCTCACCGCAGTCACCGCAGGTACAGCGTGATGACTCACTTGCATGGCCATCGGTACGGTCACACTCGTAATCCCCCTCACTGCTAATCAACAAGTGTGTACCGCAGTCCTCGACATACTTGCAACCACCGTCAAGGTAGGGTGCCCAGAAGTCATCACTGTACCTGCCTGTTGTGATGCGCTTGAGCTTGAGTTGTCCCCAGTCGCAGGTCTTCTTGAACCCTTGGTCACGCAGCCACACCTCGATAGCCTCGTCACTGTGTGAGTACTCGCCATCCTTGCGGGTGTAAGACCGAACGAATGACATCTCCTCGATATTGACCAAGCACCGCGCTGTGATGATGCCGTCGTCGATGCGTACTGCTGCGCGCCAGCCATACTCAGGGTCATACACCTCATAGGGGTGAGCATCATCACAGTCGGACTCATTCCACCGCATACATGAGTGCGGCCCGTCTTGTACTGAGTTGACGATCTGCTCAGTGGTATCCCATAACTCGAACCGACTAGCCCCGTGACGCATGACGATGTCGCGTATCTGATGATCGCGCAGGGTAGGAAAGTGTCGCGTCAAGTACTTGCCAACTGAAGTTACCGTCTGCCTGTCAGCGTAGCCATGCTCGTCGCTGCGTGTGTATGCAACACGGCTCGGGTCATTGTCTGATGCGTGGGGATGCTCAAGCACGAGCAAGTGCCAGTTTGCAGGGGATGCAAGCATGACTGCTTGCTTGATCGCTGGGTGCATCGGAGCACTGTCTGCCTCACGCTTGAACCACGTGCGGTATTGCTTGTGGTCACGCTCGGGGTAGTTGGGTTTGTAGCTCTCGGGCAGATCGTCCCAGCCGTAGCGCTCGATATGAAGCCCGACGCTAGCGCGGTCAAGCAGTGCGTTTTGGAGTAGGCATATCCAGTCCCACTTGGCGATGCCGCAATAGTCTGCGTGTGTCATGGTAAATCCTTTCGGGTTGTGTTGCGTTAAGTAAGTGGCCTGAATAACGGGTCAGGCCGACCCGTTTTTATTAACTGCTTTGCTCCATCTCTGCATCGAGCCTTACTTCTTTGGGTATGAACTTCTCAAACAGATGACCGAACGCATCGAGCAGGATGCGTTGGTTCCCCAAGTCAGCGAGGAAGAACGCACTTGCTATGGCTGCTGCGAAACTGCCGCCGATCTTCCTCATCTCATGCGCTGCTGCGTAGAGTTCGTTCTGTGAGTACTTGTCTACTATGCGGACGGGGCGTGGCATAGCGTGGATGTTGTTGGTTGTAGTCATTGTGTTTCTCCTTTATGAGTAGTGCGGTCTTTCTTCTGGGTAGTACGGTGCTGGCATACCCTCGTTGACGATGGCGTGATAGCGCCCCTCGGATAAGACGCTGCTCACCTCGGGTCTGCCTTCGTTCCATTGGGATATCAAGCCTTGGTTCAGGGCATCGGCGTAGTCGAACGCATCTTCTTCCTTGTCAAACCCTCGCAGGAAGTTTGCTGCCCGTGGTTCCATGCATAGCTCGGCGGTGTCGTAGTACCACCCGCCTTCCTCGTGTCCGCCGTATGCCCTGTCTTCCATGTAGATGGCCACGGTGTAGAACTTGCGGGTTTGTGCTGCTTCCTCTTGGTACTGCGCTATTAGCTTCTCTGCTTCATTCATGTTGTTGCTCCTTTCGGTGGGTTGTAATTAAAGAACAGCGATGTACTTCTTCAGGACTTCGAAGTCCTCCTTCGGGATTTCCTGTACCGCGCCCGCCCAGATCAGGGTGCAGTCAGACCAGTACGCATCGTGTTCCTTGTCCCAGTCTGCGCGGGTACAGCCGCGCCACTCCATTGCTACCTTGTCGGCGTACTTGTCTGGGTTGCCCTTGGTTGTGAACAGGAAGCGGTCGTTGTACTCCATGCCGCCGTTGCTTTCTTCGATCTTGCCAATGTAGTGCTTCATGTTGTTGCTCCTTTCGGTTGGTTGATTTCGGGTCAGGTTGACCCGTTTATTACTACATCTAGATTATACTACATCTAGTTCTGGTTTCTCAAATTTGTACAGGCCATGCCACGTGTGCGGTACGGCTTCGCTTGGCTTCATCTCACGCATACGGTCTAAGGCTTGGCGCATCTGGTTGTACTTCAGGCGTATGGTTTGGTTTGTCGGTGCAATGTCTAATTCTTGTTTCACATAGGCGATCTCCTTTTCGGTTCGTTTGATGAGTCGGGTCAACGCGGGGTTGTCCTTGATCGGGCGTTGGGTTCTCTGAAACGGTATCTTGCGCTTGGCCTTGGGCGTGTGGGGTATCGCATCGAACAGTGCCAGTGCTTTTAACTTCACACCGGCAGGAACCCAGTCTGTCCAGTGGATGCCGTTATTCGGTATCTGCCGCTTGCCTTTGGCGTTGACCCAGCGTGAGTAGTTGCTTGGTGTTGGCTTGGGTACGTCTGGGTTGGCCTGTGCTGCCTCAATCTCATCCCTGACCCTCTCTACTATCAACAAGTAGGCTTCGAAGGCGAGTAGTCTTTCGGGCTGTGTCTGGGTCTTGGCATACTTCAGCCCTTGCCGGACGTTGTTGTGCTCGTAGTTCAGGTCACGCAGCAGTGCTGCCCAGAGTCTTTTGCGGTGTGTTGCCGTGATCTTCTCGGCTCGGCGTTGGCTCTTGACGGAGCGTATCTCTGATCTCAGGCTATTTCTTAACCCGTGTTGGTCGGGGAATTGTCTGAGCAGTGCGCTGTCGATCTTGCGCTGGGTCGCGGTGTACATCCATTTGTGCATGATTACTACCCTTTCTGACGTTGGTATCCAAGACGGTATCCAAGATTACCACAAGTGGACTAGTTTTTGGACAATGCTTTGGTAGTGTGGGTGCGGGATAACAGAAAACTGGCGCGTTTATTTATCTGTTTTAAATAACACACTTACCCCTCAAAACAAAAAAGTCAAAGCAAAAGAAAAAGACGGACGTACATACAAATAC